ATGAAAAATCTAACTAACGGCTGTAGACGAACCGAAGTGTTCATCTCGCCAAAAAATTACAAAACTTTAAAAGCAAAATCAGACCTCAACAAAAGCTGGGCTGTTCAATGCCGGTTCTATGATCCAAAATATGCTGAACAATATCCCGATGGGTTCCAGTACAGGAAAAAACTCAACCGGATAAAATGTGATAATATCCAGGATCAAAAAAAATTTGTTGAGGAATGTAAAACTGAGATGGAAGTCCAATTGGATGAAAGGGGGTACAATCCAATCCTTGACACTTATATGGACAATGTAGGAGAATTAAATCCTTATGTATTATTTTACGATGCCTTATTGTTAGGACACGAAAAATTAACCGGAACACACCACCATTTATATCAGGTCAAATTATGTCTTCTAAAACTAAAAGAACACATTGAAAATTTACGATATGATATTATTCCGATAAAGGATATAAAAATATGGCATGTTAAAAATATTTTGGAACGCGCCAACATGACGCCATCAGTATATAATCATTCAAGATCATATCTTTTATCAATTTTCAAAGAGCTTATACAATATGGATGTCTTGAGCATAATCCATGCAAAGAGATAATAAAGAAAAAGGTTGTAAAAAAGATCCGGGAAACAATGTCTGATGAAAAATTCAGATATGTGAAAAACTATCTTGAAGAATATTACCCTAATTTCCATAGATATTTTGCTATTTTCTTTATGTCCGGCGGCCGGACCGCTGAGATGATGCGAATAAAAGCTAAAGATGTTGACCTACGCAGGCAGGAATACAAAGTTCTTTTAAAAAAAGGAGTAGAATATGTTGAGGTTTTAAAGGTAATAATGCCTCAGGCTATGCCATTTTGGAGGGACTTAATGTCTGAAGTAAAATCAGAAGAAGACTACATATTTTCAAAATATCTGAAACCGGGACCAAAATCAATACGCCCTTCACAAATTACTGACAGATGGAGAAAGCATGTTAAACAATCTGATAGAATCAGAGATATAGACAATAAAATTATTAAGGTTACCGAAGACTTCTACGGGTTAAAATATCTATTCCTGGACAAATTAGATGAAGCTCAGACAACCGGAAATATTGCTCCTATACTTGAAATGAATTTTGCACAGATCGCAGCAAGTCACAAAAGAGAATCAACAACAAGAATTTATACAAATAAAAAAGATCAAAGAAATAATGAGGCTTTGAAAAAAGTTACACTCAGATTAAAAATAGGATAAATTACAGAGAGTGCTTCGGCACTCTTTTTTATGTACAAAATGATATATAAAAAACCCCGATATAAAATCGGGGCCCACCAAATCACAATCACATAACGTGAATCGCTTCTTCATTGCAAACTTAAAAAACAAATATTTTATGTAAATACGGAAAGCCGTAATGATATTTAAAAATGAATATTAAGCTTCATTTGTACTGATTGCTCCGGAAGCTGAAAGAATGTATCTCTTAACCTCTTTAGGCTGTGCAATCTTCCACGGGCATCTTCTGATTCCAATACAACGATTCTTTGCAATACGTGTAATGTTTACTGAATCACTTTGATTTCCACCCAAAACATGATAGTAATTAGTATCCTCAGCTACATAAAAACCAACATGACCACCTCCATCACGTTTAAATACTAAAACATCCCCCAGCTCCGCAATTGTTTTTTTAGTACCGAAGTTATTCCAGTTCTGAGCCCAAAGCGGATTCTTTACCATTTCAAAACCGGCTTTTGTTACAACTCTCGCAACGAACAACCCACACCAGGCTATTTCATCTGAAGTGTATTCCCGGATTCCAAGATCATTTGCCCAGCTCATTATCGTTTGATTATGAACCGGACCTTTAATCTCATGAATTCCATAATATCTTAAAGCTTCTAAAATTACTTTCGGACCTGCAAGCTTCAGCAGGTAATTATATTTCTTATCCATTATTTATTTTTTAAACATTATTATTACTACAAAGACTATTGCAATTACTATAATCAGCACGTTTCCAAAAGGCATTCCTGAACGTTCTGTTTCCTTGCTACTCTCCTTTTTATAATTAGAAAAGTCTTTTTTAAGAGCTTCAAAATTATTCTGGAGAATTTTCATACTATCACGTAATATCTTCAGATCAGTTTTTTCATTATGCTCAGAACCGAAATTAACAGTCTCATTACCTTTTAAATCATATACAGCCATATTACCTGCAGCATCTTTCACTTTTAATTTTCTTGGTTTCTTTGTCGAAACAGAATCCTGTTTCATAAGGCTTCCAGGAATAATTGAAAGATTCATTTTACCAGATACTGTTTTTGAATAATCAGCCTGATATCTTCCTGATTTTATGTCTGAGCTTCCAAACCGCTGAATATTCTCGGATCCGGAAGACTTATCTTCATTTTTATACACATTGCTCTTACGAGTTGTGCATCCTATAAACAAAAGGCTAATTATCAGCAGTAGTATTTTTTTCATTTTCTTTTTGCTTTTGAGTATTAAGGTAATCGTTAACCTCCCTGGCTATTTGCTCGATATCGGTACGATTCTTTGCGATACTGGTTATAAGAGCTCCAGCTTCATGGAATCGCTGTTTATCTTCGGCTTTTTCGTATATAGACTTTATTTCGATTATACTTAAACCGATTGCTCCTAGTAGCGACATGAACGGAAATAGAGGAATCTTATAAGAGTAAAAAGTTTCTAAGTACCAAATAGCAGTTATTTGCATAGCATCCAGAACCAGCAAGGCAAACATTACATTATAGTATCTTCCGAGTTTATCAACTGTCCTACGAAAACCATACGATGATCGAACAACATTATTTTTTTTAGCCTTTCGGATTCCACTCCATAAATCAGCTGCCACAATCAGAAATACCTCTATATTCAAAGAGAATACTATCCAAAGGCAAATGATGATTTTTTCCATTAGTTTTTATTTTCAGCTAATTCTTTCAGAGCATTATAATCCTCCTCTGAAATAAACTCTACAGTACTTTCTGTTGACAAAAAAGATTCTTCATCCATTTTACCAAAAAGTATTATTTTTCCGTTATCGTCTATAACTTTAAAGTATAGACCATGTTCTAAAGTGTAATCCATTATTATTTGTTTGTTTGTGATTAAGCTTGTCCGGAATCAAGGATTGTCCATCCTTTTGTAACTAACGAGTTTCTAGCTGTAACTCCGGCGCTTGAATATTTAACCCCAGCAGCTCCAATGACTTTAGCCGTTGTTCTATCTGAAAAATCAATTGAATCTAGCTTTTGCAAGAATTTAGTGTAGTTAGCAGGCGACAAGCCACAGCCGTCTAAATAACTGATCATTGATACATTAACATTATATGATAAGGCACTTATGTCCTGATCGAAGTTTCTACAATTGAAGTACATTCCGTCAAGTATAGTTACATTGCTAATGTTAAGTGTAGATACAGGCTGATTAAACGGCGTATTTGATAACATATAATACATATTCGTTGCTGATGCCGTATTTAACTTATCTATAGGTTTATTGAAAAGGGTATTTGCAAATGCTAATGAGAAATCTTTAGTCCTTGATACATCTAAAGAGTTTACTTCCTGATTAAATACACTTGCTCCATTCGCAAAGTTTAGCATTCCTTCAACATCTACACTCGGCATAATTATACCTGTTATAGGTCTATTGTATGTCTTATAATTTGTGAACATTCCAGATACACTATATAGCCCATTAATAGGGTATGTATAATCTACTTCTGGACTATTTGAATTCTGAGTATCTGTGTTGATTTCTTTAAAGTTGTATTTACCTATTGAATTTAGCATAACATACGATTCATCTCTATTTAGTCGTATATGAGTCCTAACGACCTGAAGTGGCTCTGCATGTATGCTTGTTAATTCAACTCCATTAAAAATGAATATCCCACCGTTTATACTTATATCATTAGCAACTGTAGTCACTATTTCAACCTCTATAGTACCGCTTCCATTTCCATTCTTTACTAAATGTATATTGTATTTACCTGACTTAGGGTGTATTCCGTTAGATTTATCCAACGCTTTTATAACAAGTGTTTTCATTATTTTTTAATTTAATTTCCATTGTGTATCTAAGTAGTCTTGACGAGCTTTCAAGAAGCTATACAGTTGAGCCATATTCGGAATGCCATTCTGAGAAACGCAACCCCATTTCGCAAAGTCGGCGGAATATACGCTAACCGGAATCTGCTTTGAAATCCCCCCAAATATGTTGAAGTAGTTAATCATGGATAACACACCAGAATTTCGAAGCTTTGTATACCTTTCTTTAATCAGTTGTAAGAATGTAGCCTTGAACTTTGGCCATATATCACCAGTCATAACAAACGTATCTGCTGGATTGATTATGTTTTCTACGTACAGTCCTATAGTATTATCTGTATCATTAAGCATTCTCTGCCATGTAAGCCCTCCATCATAAGACACTAAGACGGTGTTGTTACCCATACTATCCCAATGCCAGATTAACTCACTTTCAATAAGGAAATCTATCCACGATTCAAGAACAATATAGTTCTGATAATTAGCTGCCAGATATGGTGATGTTCCGCCTGTTCCTGTATTATCCTTGTATACATCATTCCAGAACTTAAAGAACCTAACTACGTTAGCCTTTGTTGCAGCCGATGGTGTCTTAGGTGATTTTAATTCATGATATGATGTGATTTCATTATAATCTGCATATGCCTTACTACCTAAAAATGCTCCTAACTGAATACTGTCAGTAAGTAAATGGTTTTGATTACTATTATCAATAGCATAATTGCCTACCGACTTCTTTATTCTCCAAGTGAATAATCCCTGAAAATTGTCATTAGAGTACATCTCGAAAGGAATTCCGTTTGTAATAAAAGAAGCAGAATCCGTAAAAAATGTTTTAGAGTTGTATGATCCGGGAGCAGGTATTCCTACAGGTATGGATTTTATAAAATTAGCCGGATAGGCTCTTTCATGAGCCATCTGTAACCAAAGCTTGCCACATCCTACATCTCGGGTGTGAGTTATGTCTGTATGGAAAGCTTTCCAGTGAAAACCGTCTGTAGTAAACCAATCGCCTATTTTTAAATCAACACTCTTACCTTCATCGTTTAATAAGTCAATCGCATAACCTTTTTTCGGATAGGTAGCTGATCCCTGCCCTTGAATAGACATTTTACCTTTAAGCCTTACAAGCTCATTTCCCTTTCGGTCAATAATTGACAACTCCACGAATGTTGGTGTCCTGTCTACACCTGCATCTGTGGGCAGTGGTCCAGTAACATCGACTCTGAAAAATTCCATTGCTGGCAAATACAGAAATCTATCTTTGAATATTTTGCTAGGTTCTTCTACTTCTTCACCAGTGCTAAAGCTTTTTGTTTTTAACTTCGGAAAGTTCCAAACGCCATCTTTATCAGCATGACCGAAAATATTACCCTCTTTATCAATAAAAGTTACTAGATTTTCGCCGTCCTCCTTCTGGTTAGAAACTTCTTTTAAATTTTCAATATCAGTTGACAGTCCTTTCACTGCATTCTGTGGAATACTTTCTGATTTATAATCAGCTGAAAATTTACCATCACCATCCCAGTACCCTAATAAATTACCATCATTATCAACGATCTCGATTATATTGTCATTTTGACCATTGCTAAATCCAATAAGCTTAATATCCCATTTAGTAGATTCCCCAGGAATATCAGTTGCCAAAGTATCAACATTAGCCTCATATATTGTACCGTTATAGAAAACTTGACGACCTTTTTTAAATTCTCTAGCTTCCCATGTTTCAGTTTTGGAATCCTTTTTCTTACTGAATACTTTTTTCGCAACACCATTTGTAACAGAAAGTATTACATCAAACTCATCCAACTCTTCCTTAGTTACGGTTATTGGATTGCCATTTGAATCTCTGAAATTAACATAAGTACCAACTAAAGGAGCATTCCACCGCTCTAATTTAGTTGTAGATGGTTGCGTATTTAGTTCTGCATCCCCAGAAAGTCCTAAATCAATAAGATCTACCTTTTTATCCATTTCGGCAAAGGCGTCCCTAACATCTTTTGCAGTAATTTTCTTACTTGAATTATCAGGTAATAGAGAAAATATATATTGTAAAATATTCATGATATTTTTTAAGTATTAAAGTCATCTGAAAAATCATCTGAGAACTCTCCAAATACTAAATCAACAACTGTAACAACGCACTTACATACGTTTTTAAGAAAATCGAAATAATTATAAGTTCTGCCCATATCTAATCATAATGACCAAATGCAAATCCTACATTCGGGGTTACACTTTTATTTGTTTTTTCGTGACATCCGCAATCATCACATGCTTTTGTATACTTTGGAAAATGAGATTTATTTTTACAGATCCACTGATGCATTCTTTCAAGTAGAGGATCTATTCTTTCAAGCATTGCATTGTCCATTTTAAAAGCTACATCCTTCATACTTCCTGAAGCTGATCCAGTAGCACTTATGTTATTTGGGTTCTGAAGTTGTTGTCCATTTTTTGACGTTTGAAGCCAGCTGGGAACAATATTCATAAGATCTACACACTCAGCAGTTATTTTCCATAGATATTGACGCCATAATTTTATAATCCATTCATCGTTGACAAACTCAATAGCATTAACAATCATTCCTGGTCTTAATAAATCATCTGAAAAGTTTATTTTATCCTGAGCATAGTCTGCTTTAATTTTTTCAAGTAGATCAGCTTTATTGTCTTCAGTAACCACTTTATTTTTTAACTCGCAGATGTGATCATAAAAATCAAATCCTAAAGCACTTGCAATCCACCTTTCTTCTGCAGGTATAATATTTTGTAGAATCTGTCTCTCTCCTTCTTCTCCAGTTGATGGGGAATGAAAAATAACTTCATCCGGAGTGATAAGAACATTTCTAAGCGTTCTGTTTAGTCTGTACATCTTTTTTGTTTTTTGCTGCTACCTCAGAAATAAATAATTCTCCTTTTTCTCCTCCAACTTTATCATGTCCCATCATTACTCTTCCTTCATCAACTTTAATAATGGAATTGATATCAAGTTGTTCAATCAAATCTTCAATATTGATTGATTCAAACTCATACTCGTATTCACTCCATTTAGAGCCGGTCCATTCATCAACAATTTGCAAATAGGGTAATAGAAATTCCTCTATGATAATCTCTCTGGTAGGCTCTACAACAGTTTTATGCTTTATTTTGAAAATATTTTTCAAATATGCATTTCCACCATTTCCTAAACCTCTGTTTTCAGATCCGCCGTATAAAGCTTTATCCCAGTTATTAGTATTAATGATTTTTTGTTCAGCATTTTCATCCAACTTTAAAAAATCACCATCTGTCTGCTTTTGAAAATTCTGTATAGTTCCAGTGCCTTGCTTGTTAGACATAACAGTCCAACGTCCACGTTTCCCATCTCCTACGTGCTGTCTATTTATCTGTTTTGCAACAGTTGTAAGCTCTGAATCAGAGAAATTACCTTGAAGAATAATTGCACCACCTATAACCATGTTATTATCAAAATTGTCAAGATTATATCGAGCACCTTTATATTCTAATATTTGCCAAGGAAGTGATGAAACATTTTCAGGAAGACCATAGTATTCGTAACCATCCATTTCGTTTTTAATGTGCATAACACAACGTAATGTCCCATCAGGCATTTCTTTCCATTTGGTATCTTCATAGTTAAATAATGGTAACTCAACAGAATTTTTATCATCAATAGTCCAGGTATCTGTCTTCAAGAATTTTTTAGAAATAATAACCGTTTGAGGAATATCATTCTCATCAGGTTCACCCAGTCTACATTCTAGGAAATTTCTATTGTAAACAAAAACCTTTTTAGTGCCTCCAGCCTGAGCCTTTACAATTTCAATAAAATTATTTCCCGTTCTAAAGTGCTTACTAAAAAAAGAATCTATTATCTTACCTAAAGACTGTCTTTTATTATTAACTCTCTTTTGGAATTTTTTGAACTCTTCAGATATTTTTTTATCCGTCTTATCATCTGACTCCTTAATTCTAAAACTTCTTCCGGAACAGAAGAAAATTTTTGAGTTTATACAAGAATTATTTGTAGGGCTTAATAATGATGCCTCTAAAAGCGTATTGAAAAAATCATCCTTTGGATTTAAGAAAGGAATATATTTTTTAGATCCGTCAAAATAAAAAGCCGAAGCAGTCCCATTTATTTCAAACGGAATAGGATTTACAACATCAAGTTTAACCTCATTTTGAACACCAACATCACTCGGCTGAATCTGTTTCTGACTCGGCTTGTTTCTTGTTGTTTCTTGGTTTTTTCTCTGGCGTGATTGCATCAGCAGTTTCTTCTAATAGTTTTTCAACTTTTTCAGCTTGGATCTCCTCTTGGTTTGGCAACTCTTCAAATAGGTTTAAAAGAGATGTATCATTACTTTTTTGGGCTATTTCGGCCAGAATGTGTAAATCATCCCTTTTGCCTAACGGAAGAGCCGAGTTATTGAACCCAATTACAGAATTCAAAAACTCGGTTTTAATTTTCACTCCCATTATTTATTAAGGTGTTGGAGGTGTATATCCTTCAATAAATGCATCTAATGAAGTACGTCCACCGGTGTACTCTAATGCAGCACGAGAATAAACTCCTTTGATTGAAAGTGTAGCTCCGTTTTTACCATCGAATTTTTCTTCAATATGGATTTCAGAACCATCATTTTTCATTTTGAACTTAGGAATCATAGCAGCATTCACCCACTTTTCAGCCCAAATATGGATTGTACCCATATTATCAATGATAACTAATCCGATGTTAGAACACACAGAAGCAGCATCTAATCGAGCAAAAAAGTTTGTAAGATCATTTCCTACTTTACCTACTTCACCAGTAAGTTCGTAATCCCATTTAACAGATCTACCAGCGATAGTTTGCTTAATAGTAAACTTACCAGTCTCTTCTTCCAGATCTATAGGATAGAGTTTTGCACCCCCTGCAGCAGTTGCCCCACTTCTTAAAGCAAGAGCTGTATAAGGAGGTAACAAAAGTTCAGCAGTTGGGGCTGCTTGAGTAAAATTGAAATCATCCGGGTCAAACCAGAATAATTCTGAAATACCTCCGGATAACGTACCGCAGGCAGTTTTATAAGATTTAGCTTGGTAACCTAGCATTGTATAATTTTTTTGAGATTAAATAATTAGGCCATGTCTGTTTGAAGAATCACAATGTCTTTTGGAGAAGTGATTTCAGTACCAGCAACAAGTTCCAACAGATATTTCCAGTGGAAATCATCCTCAGAATACCAAACTTTCATTGCTTTACCTTCAGTAAGATTTTTGTTGAAAGTTTTGTTTGTACCCCATAGGAAATTCTTTCTAAGAGTTAGAATACAAGTGTGAGCTTGAGTTCCTCCGTTCAATTTCTTCAACAAGGCTTTAAATGTTGGCTCTACTAATACTGGGATACCATCAAATTCCAAAGATGGTTGACCATTCTGGTATATATTGATATCACCTGATTTTTCACCAATAGACTGGTAATATCTCCAAAGACCTTTTGCAAGATCATAATCAACAGTAAAATATTTTTGAGATCCCATTGCATTCTCCAGGTTCATCGGCTGATTATCTACAGCTGATTGGAAAATAGCAAAACATTGCTGAGGAGTTAAGTTACCTGCAGGAATAGCCCCAGCAACTGTAGGCTTATAATCAGGATTATTTTGAGCAATATAATCCTTGATTTTGGTCATAACACCATCGAAAATATTCCAGGAGAATTCATCATCTGAAGGTCTTGATAAATCACCGAAATAAGCATTAGTCGCAACATCCATTCCGACAGCATCTTTAAAGAACTGTAAAACGAAATCTCTAAATTTAGGCTGACCATCTGTAAAGTCCTTCAAACATCCCTGATAGAATTCTACTTCACAAATTTTTGTAGCACCATAGATCTCATCTACAGTAATTTTACGAGCACCAGAACGTGCGATTTTAGACCAATCTACCTCACAAGTATTGTCTCTTCTTCTTAATACATTTCCTTTCTTGAAAATGTCTAAAATAGGTGTTCCTTTAACCAAGGAAACGTTGTCTACTAAGGTAAACTCTTGCAGTGTACCTTGATAAGAGCCATTAAAATCCGGTGTTATATCCGAAAAGTGTGGCATTACCAGGAAAAGAAAAACTGCTTGTGCTGTTAATGTAAACTTTTTCATTGTTTATTTTTTGAATTTTTAATTAAAGGCTATCAGTTTCTACATCTACATTATTAAGTGTTCCGCTACTAGCCTTCAAAGCAAGTCCAACACCTCGTACAGATAAATCTGCAACAGATCTTTTTGTAGAAACTACAGTAGATGAAATCGTAAATCCGTCAGAAATATTAAAATCAGTAGACAAATCAAGAACTACATTCCCTGCAGCTGCTGAAATATGCCCTGTAACCTCATTTCCTTCAGAATCAATTGCCCAAACATTTATTGACTTGAAACTATCTCCAGCTGCAAAAGCACTTGCATCGGTGACAGTTAATTTCTTTGTTTGAGAATCTAAAGCGTATGAAACGGCCGGCTGAAATCCGTTTACATTACATCCGCAAAAACCCCTTAGGGCCTTATTTTCAAATGGATTCATTGTAAATTATTTTTAATGATTAGCTAAATGAAACTCCTTCGTAATTCGCCCCTTCATTTTTAGGAGGTTGAGAAGCGCCTACACCATTCAGAATCTTTCCTTCTATTTTTCCTAATCTGTTCTCAAAAGATTTGAAATCTTCATTTTCTTTAAGATTAAATGGAGCTGGCTCAGCAGGTTTTACGGCTTCCTTAATTTGGTTTACCATGTTTTCAGGAAGACCATCCTTGAAAAAATTAGAAATTGCAGTACTAATCTGCTCATCTGTTGGTGCTACAGGATCTAAATTGATCCCTTCAAATGCATTAGTTAATGCAGTTGTTAAGTTCTCTATTGTCAAGTTATCAGGAGCTTTATTTTCTTCTGTAACAACAAGATTGTTTGCTTTAAAGGCATTCACAATACCATCGATTAACTTTTTCATGTCTATATTTTGAATTAAATTTTCGTTTTTGTCAGCCGGTTCATTCACAAATGAATTGTAAACATCGAGTGGAGCTAAATTTTTAAATTGCCAATCAGATTGATTGATGATATTTTTTGGAGTCTGTTCTGAAACGACATTCTTAACAAATCCATTATCAACTGCTTCCTGTCCATAAAACCATGTTTCTGCATTCATTAAATCTTCAATCTCAGAAGCAGGTTTACCTGTTAGATCTGCATAAAAATCACGGATATTATTATTGAAGTTTCTTAACTGTGTAGCATATTTTTCGACTTCATTTACGTCTCCCGCTATTCCACCTGAAACATTATGAATCATGTAGTAAGCATTTTTTGAAATCTTCGAATTTTTTGATGCTGATAGAATATAAGTTGCCGCAGAGCATACCATACCTATCCCAAGTGTCTCTACATTATATCCATCATTTTCGAGTTGTTGGATAAAATCATGCATTGCTTTAGCATCGAAAATCTGTCCTCCCCTGGAGTTTATTGTAATTTTAATATTCTTTAATCCAGATTCTAAAACCTGAGTTCTGAAAGACTTAAAAGAAACAGAGGTCTGATCATTCCACCACTCTCTTAACATCTCCTGTGTTTCAGCATTTACAATACTTCCATCAATATAAACATCCAGTCTATCGCTATTTTGGTTTGTTATATGGTAGTTAAAAATTTGAAGCTTATTCATATTTCCTTTTATTGAAACAAAGGTATTTTGAAAAAGTAAAAAGTATAACATTGATATACTTTATTGTTTGGAAATGACAAACATTACTATAAATAAAAAAGCTCCCAAAATGAGAGCCTTTTAAAAATATTTAGATTGTTTAGTTAGATTTTTTAAAACATCGATCACAGATATCATTCACAGTTCCTTTCGGAATTTGTAATTTGTTGGATATCTGTTGAAGTGATAATCCACGCTCTCTTTCAATACAAACCCTTAGTTGATTCATATTAACACCTGCCATTTTGCAGAACTTTTCAAAATCTTCTATGGCCATTCGTAAAGCCATACCGGTATAATCTATTCCACTCATGATAATGTTCCTATTTCTGTTTGCTTCTGATTTTCTCGCTGATAGTTCGTTACATCTTTTGGATTTAGAACTACCTTTTTTTGCGCTTCTTTAGATAATTGCTCCAGGCTATATTCTATCCTTGCTAATCTTTCAGATGATTCTGAATTTTCATTCATCGAATTTACTGATTGTATTTGAGAATTGAAAACCGGCGGTTGAGTTCTACCCCAATTAAATATACCTCCTGATTCAAATTTTTTAAGAGTCGCTCCACCAAACCAGTCTACACCCCCTCCAATGGAATTAAGCTTACTTGCTATTTGAGATGTTGTACCGGTTACAGAATAAACTGTATTGTCTTCCATAGAATCAGCATTAATTATACCTTCTTTTCCTTCCATTTCAGCTACTTTCTGCCCTGTTTCTGGATTGTATACTGGCATACCTCCATTTCCATGAGACGGACCAGATAAACGCCCTCCTTTTCCAAGGAATTTACCTCCTCGCTTATACTGTACAGAATTGATTCCATCTACAGTTACCCCATATCTAGCCAAAGCAAGAAGCGATAAAGCACTTCCCATTAAAGGACCAGCAATAGGACCTAACTGCCAAACTGTTGACCAAATATTTGCTAACTCTGTAAGAAAAGCAATTCTAGCTTCTGATTTTTTAACTCTCTTTAATTGTTCTCCGGCTTCTTTATCAGCTTTTTTCTTTTTCTCAGTAGCCTGTTTATCTATAGCTTCTTTTTCAGAATTTGACTGAGCATATCGTAAAGCCTGTTCTTTTTCCAAATCAATACGTTCATACGCAATCTGCTTAGATCTTTCAATTCTTTGACGTTCTGCATCAAAATAATTATTCATTGCTTGCTGAGCAATATCAAATGATTGAGCAATAGCATACCCTACCATTTCAGTTCCATCAATACTAGTACCATCTTTATTTTTACCAAGGCTAATAATACCATCACTATTTTTATAGCCCCTGGTAAGAGCTGAAGCAAGTCCAGAAAATCCTTCACCTGGTGCAGAAACATTTCCTCCGGATGTACGGAAGTTTTGCTCACTTTGAGCTTTTTTACCTTCTAAAATAGCACGTTCTTTTAATAATCGATTATATTCACGAAGTTCATCATTTGTTAATTTACGTTGCTCTTTTTCTAATTCTATAACAGCAATCTTAGCATTGACTCTTCCTAATTCTGCATTGGTATTTTGCAGTTCAAGTCTTGCAGCCTGCTTCTGGAGTTCATTTTTCTTCTTAATGGAATCCATATTTTTATCCTCCAGAATAAGCTTCTTAGCAATAGCATCATTAATCTGAATTTCATTATCCAGCTCATCTGTCATTCTATCGATATTAGACATTGTAGTCTTCAATGTTTCGATTTTATGCTGAAGATTGTTTCTGTTTTCTTCATCCAGTTTTTGCTGAAGGGATCTGTTTCTGGCGTTGGCTTCTTCAAGCATAGTTTTAGATAGTTCACTTTCCAGATCAATCATATTCTGATTGTATTTTAACTGTGCAGATGTAGACTCTTCATAATATACTTTCTGAGCATCCAGTTTTTCCTGATCTGTAGAATATGCATTGTTTAGAACTTTATCTTTTTTTATCTGAGCGTCTAATTCGTCTTGTTTAAGCTCATCATCATAGCCTTTTTTCCGGATAGTGTATAATTTATCATTAGCTTCTCTTACTGCCTTAGCTTTATCCAATTGGGCCTGTGCTTCCTGTTTTCTTTCCTCTGCATTACCAGATCTCAGATAGGCAATTTTCTTATCATGGAAAGCCATATTAATAGCTAGCAATTTGGTTATATATTCTTCTTCCTGAATCTGTCCTTTGGTATAGGAAGTTTCTAATACAGCCAATTCACTATTCTTTGAAGCTTCAAGATCCTTAATATAATCTTTCTGATCTCCAGTAAGACGAGAGCCTTTATAATTTTCTTTTTTATCTTTTGTAAGGGAATCGTAATAAGCTTGTTTCTGACTTAGTTCTTTTTTAATTTCATAATACCTTTTAGATTTTGTTTCAGTTTCGTTAAGCTCAGTTTTAAGAGCATTTATCTCATCACTTAATTTACCTAAGGTTTCATATGATCTTGTTGGCTTATTACCTCCTCCGGCATTATGGCTTTCCTCAGAAGCATACATGCCTTTTTCAGCATATCCTTTAACGATATTTTCAAAATGTTTAGTATTTTTTCTTCTCTCAGATAGTTCTTTATTCATCGCATTGGCAATGTCTTCATCATCACCACCACCGAATATAGATTTGAAATCCTGAGACCAGGCATCTTTACTGAAGATATCACTTTTTGTTTTTTTCCGGATATCAGATTTACGATTAGCCTCAGTTACGTTTTGTTCAAGCTCATAGATTCTCTTATAATTTTCAGTAAGTAAATCTTTAGCAGCTTTAGCCCTTGCAACTTCAAGAATAGCATTTTTGTATGCATTTAACAATCCAATACCCTTTGCTGTTTCAAAGTTTTCTAATGTAAGAGCACTTAAATATGCAGGATTCAAAGCAATTAGTTTTTCTAATGCTTCTTTCCTCGTTTTAAGTGAAAGACTATGATCTTTTATTATTGCAGTATAAGTAGCTACAGTTGCCATTTCACTGGAAACACTATCTGTGGCCTTTTTACTTATTTCATTTTGTACCCGGAGTAATTCAGTATTTTCTTTTATTGCTTTTCCTTTAGCCTTCAGCTTTTCAGTTGCTGTTTCGGTATTGGCAGCATATACAAGAGTAGTTGCTCCAACTGCAGCAATTAAACCTATAATAACGCCCCACGGAGTAGCAGCAAGAGTCAAATTAAGACCTATAATAAAACCTCTCAATCTAACAGTACTAATACCAAATAGGTTCATAGTTAAAATAAGAAGAGTATATGTTTCATTAACCAATGTAAGTACTAAAATATGAGCTCGTTCTATAGCTGTTGCCGTAAGTATTAAAGCATTGGCCACACCCATACGAGCGATGTAAACAAGTAACTGAACATTCTTTGCAATCAAAGCCTGAATATTGGCCCAATATGCTAGCGTAAGCAAACCAATAAATGATAACCACACATTGAATGGAATTGCAGTTATAGCTTTTGACATGAAAAGTATTACCTGGGCAACTGAATTTAAAAAATCAATGAAATTTCGAGAGGAAACAACTAACTCAAATGACTTTTTAATCTTATCTACTGATGCAGCATAAGTATTCTGTTTTGTCGCATTTGAAGCAGCCAGCATTCCAGTATTTTTCATAGCTTCGTTAGCTTCCTGCTGTTTTTTACGCATGAAATCAGCATTACCGGCGATATCACCTAATACGGCTTTAACCCTCGCACCACGAACACCAACCTCTTCCATATCCTGAGCAATCTGTTCAAAGCTTTTACCATCCTTCATATTTTCAGCTAAAGCAATAAGGGCTTCTATCGGGTTTGCATTGATTTTCTTCTGGAATTCTTCTACAGACATTCCGGCCATTCTTGCATATTTAGGTATATCACTAAACATTTTAGTAATAATTTGAATACCGGCTGTTCCAGCAACCTCACTTCTCTGTCCTAATTGTTCCAGTGCAGCACCGAATCCTAATACACTTGGAAGTGTAACCCCTGTAATACCTTTTACAGCCCCGATACGCTCGGCAAGGTTAATCATAAACCTACCAGTAGCAACACCTTTATTTTGAAGGGTAACAAGACCTGCAGAAAGCTCTTCCACCCTTTCTTTTGTTACGTGTTTATCTTCATAGAATATGGAAATCAATTTAATGATGGAAGCAACACCTTCTTCCCTGTTTCCTGCTTCCTTTCCTGCAACAATAAAGTATTTATCCAATGCAGCAGTAATACCTTCTATTTCTTCCTTTGCAACACCCTTTTTAGCTACTAAGCTTGCTGTTAAGGTCAATTCCTCAAGAGAAGTCCGGGTATCAATTTTTTTTAATGACTCAAAAACAGCATCAGCATCCTCCTTACTTCCTTTCAATCTCATCTGAAGATCTGCAAGATTATCAGAAAGATGATAGCCAATATCATTCATTTTGGTCACTGTACCCAATACAGCCTGAAATCCGACATAGCCCATAGCATAAGAGGCTAATTGACCTTTCATATCTTCGAAATGCTTCTTTATATTGGACGTAAAATTAGCAGCCATTGCCTGAGGATAGTTTCCAACATTTCTGTTATAAACACCAACACCAGCTTCTATCTGTTTAAGCTGATTATAATATTTCTTAGCCTCAGCAGAAGCCTCACGGAACCTAGGAGATTGAACCCCAAGAGATGCCCCTAAATTAAGAGCATTATTTTTCGCTTCTTTATATTGTTGATTAAGTAATTTATAAGCATTGACTGAATTATTAGCTTCTTCTCTGGCTTGACGTTGTGAAAGAGTATTTTGCTTATTTTGGTTAGTCAATGATATACTTTCATTGCGTAATTTTATAGTTTCCTGCTTTAGACCTTCAGTAGCGATCTTCTCTTGATTTAAAGACTGCTGGTGCTGATTAGCATTAGATTTATTTTGATTAGCCAAAACAGCTGCTTCATTTTTAAGCTTTACAGTCTCCTGACGTAATCTCTCAGTCTCCAGTTTAGCCTGTTGAAGCATCAGCTTATATTGGGCCATATCTGCAGCAGATAAGCCCTTTGCTGTTTCTGTTTTAAGTTCTTTCCAACGTTTTTTAGATTCTTCAAACTGTTGATTAACAGATTTCATCTTCTGAATGAGATCCTGTTCTCCAGCAAGAGTAATCTGATATATTTTCTCAATTTTAGCGGCCATAATAACTTATTTTTTATCTCGTGGAATGTCGCCGTACAAACACATTAATTTTTGATACTGTAAATCGAATGAAGAGTTATAGTTGGTTGTTATTTTACCTGTTTTAACGCTTTGATCACTAGGAAAACAACTATCATAATCCTTTTGTGTTACCGGGAACCATTGGCGCAAAGTTACTTTGGTGCTGGAATCGTTTAACGGGTTGTAATTATTAATGTTTATAATTTCCCAACGAATATTATTAGTAACAATATTTTCACGATGATACCAGTTTGTTATATGGATATTCTGGAGTTTAAAATTTGTAGTATTCCAAATTCCATGATTCATAATAGCCAATCTCTGAATAAAAAAGCGCTTCATAAGACCAGGTGCAATAGGTGAATTTTCATTATCTCCAATCCTCTCATCAGTATATGATAAGCATGGATCATTTTCTCCACCAACCTGATAGTTAACAGAAAACATAAATGGAAAATCCTGATAAACTGTTACATTATTATTCTGATCTTTAAACCTCCATCCACCTACTCCGTTTACTCTACCTTTATAAAAACATAGCTTTGGCTCAAATGTATTCTGAGCTTCTCCGGATGAAGTATTTGAAATATTCTCTGGGACTAAGCTAACCAACTGAGGAGAAATGCCTGTGATATCTTTAAAATCATCGCAGAAATAATGCATAGTTGGAGAGAAAAAACGATTCTCAAATTCATTTTTATCCTTAAAACGCTCTGAAAAAACATATTTACTTGACCCTAATGTAATTTTATGTCTATCCTGTACTATCTTTAATGCACCATCTGAGGTATCATCTTTAAATTTGAATATATATTCTCTGGCAGCATCAGAATACAACATAACTTCACTTTCAACTTCTAAATCTTCGATATTAGACCAATTCAAAGTATTTCCATTGAAGTAACCAGGTGCATAGGTTTGATAAAGCTCTTTTGTGATGGAATATGGATGCGTTGGCTCTATTAAAACAGATTTTTGTGAACTATTAGTTGCTAATGATAGATTAAAACAGTCTATAATTCCTTTGAAAAAATCGACAAACTTTATTTTCTGTAAACCTAAATAACTATCAAAGCTAACAGTTCCGCCTTCAGGTATTTTAAAGAAATTTGTTTTGAATGAATGGACTTCTACTTTTACCCTATTATTAAATGTACCTTCAAGATTAATAATAACCTCAGCATATATCTCACACTCTATAATATCTCCATTTACTACATCAACATCCTTCCAGTAATACGCATTATCACTAACACTTTTTGATGTATTTGTATTTGCATTAAGGTCAATAATTTCATCTTCACTAAATAATGTACCGTTTTTATACCATCTTAACACAAGCTTAATTCGAGATGTAGATGTCTGGTGATATGTCTGTAGATCATAAAATATATTAATTCCGAATTGCACCTGTATTTTGCCATAATCAGGAGTGTTATATTTCCATTGCATCCTCTTATTAACATATTTATAATCACCTCCTTCAATGGTATTATTATTATTCAGAAGAATATTTGTGACATCTGCATCAATAACATCACCTCTTAAAAAATAATTACTTTGACTATACGGATTTTTAGTTTTAGCTTCAATTTTGTGAATCTCATATTTAGTTCCTTCAGATGTAAGAAAAGGACCCCAAGTCCATGGCGTTACCATGCGTCTAAAGTAATTTGAATCTAAAAAATTAGATTCTATTGTATATCCTATGGATTTAAAGGCCCAGTATATAATCCAATATGCAGAAATACTGGGCTTCATATTATCCATTGAATAATTAGTGTCATTACTCAGCTCTCTATCCATAGGAACAGCATATTTAACTGGAGCAAATACAAATGGTATATTTTCATTCTTTCCATCAAAATCCCAAGAGCTAATAATATTTTCTTTAGTAAATGGAATCGTTAATGGCTTCAAAATATCATATAACGTCAGGTTACTTAGCGATATAATCCATTCAGAATTTCCACCAAAAGCATTTAATGTTACTGATTTTACTTTTCCGTGCTGCTTCTTAGCTGATTTAGGAATTGCCATACCGGAAAACACCTCATCACCAAAGGCAATAATTCTAAAATCTTTAATATTTTTACTAGACTCTTTCTCTGATACATCAATAATATTTACATTTCCAAAAGAATTAAGTATACCTTGGTTTGATAATGTCGCTGGAAGATTAATATCTAATGCTTCGTTTCCTTTCTTCTTCTGAAAGTCTACTACATCCTCAAAAGCATAATCTATGGAAATAGGGAATTCATATGATGAAACATCATAGTCCAGCTCTTTTTTATCAAGTAAAATTTTAAGGTTTTTCATCGGAAGTTAATTCTTTGGTTTGCCAGGCGTCCTTTCAGTTGAATTTTAAATTCAAAAATATCATCAGCTTTCTGAGGAATCTTACTATCATCTATTATGAAAGGAATGTATTCTTTCGAAATAGGCTTATTGAAGCCGTTGTCAATATTTTTTTCAATAAAAATCAATGGAGAGTTAACTAATTCCTCCAGATATGGAAGTTCACTTTCTAAATAAAAAGGCGTTTCAAGCTCATAATAATTCTCAGATATGATATCCTGCCTGTAACGTCCTCCTTTTTTATAGTCAAATTTTAACCCTTTCGGCTTTTCCCATATTGATGATTTAGTTTCCTGATATCGTTCTGAATATTTGAAATTTAAAGCATCTAATTGCCCAAAAGAATTAATAAAATGCAATCGGACATCACTGCAGCAATCAATTTTATTCAATTTGGTTGTCATTAGTACCTCATCATTATCCGATAAAGCCTGAATCTTCCATTCTTCTATATCAGGAAGATATACTATAGGGAAAAAGTCTCTTAAATTCGGTATTCCCTCTGGTATTGTTGTTATATTATTCATTTGTATATTTATTTACCATGGAATTATGATCACATTTCCAACATTAAGTGATAGAATATTGCTTACTACACTATTATTTTTCTGATCGGTAACGACTGCCTTATATTCATACAGTCCTTCAACTGTTACTTCAGATACTGTATGTGTATCACCTTGTATTTCTCCTAATGAAACATATTCACCAAAGGTTCTATATCTGAATAGTTCTACTTTAGCGATATCACCGTCCAGATCTTCAACATAAAATTTAATTTTGAGAGAAGGGAAAGGAGTTCCGCTTGCCGGATCCCAATAAATTGTTCCAGTAGTTTCTTTGTTGTCTGCTGTTAGCCACTTAATATTAATTGTAGGCGGGTATTGCTCTTCATTGATATCCTTTGTAGGATCTACAACATAATCGTATGTTCTGAAATCTGGCTTACCTTTTAACCTAGCGATAAGTCTAAGCTTCTTAATCTCTTTATCAGTAATAAATGGAAAGAATGAACTTTGTTTAGATGTAAGCAGATTAATCCTGTTTCTTTTTGTAAGTGGATAAGACCCACCGCTCCATTGGTCTGTCTTATATGAGCCCAACAATGCGAATAGATCCTGCTGCTCTTCATGTTGTATGATAGAATTCAAAACATAAAACTGATTAGAAGGAGTTCCACCTCCACCGATTGGAGCAGAATCATCAGTCCCAGGAATAGGAGCTGTTTGCTCTAACTCACTTAATCCCTTATCATTGATTTTGGATGTACGTATTTTCACATATACGTTTTTAATAGAAGCTTTACTGATCTCGATCTTTTGTCCATCCATAGGAGGAATAAAATAAGTGAACAACTCCTGCATGGCGTCTTGAATATCAAATTCATATATGCCTTCTTTGTTTGATTTTGAAACGAAAAATGTTCTATAGTATCTGCTATTAACATATACATCACAAAAAACCAATGCAGGAACATTACCTTCATTGGTTGTCGCTTTACAAGCAATTACTACCGGTTTATATGCTGGCAGTACCTTATTAACTTCTGGTTGTTGTACTATTAAAATCATATTGTTTCTGATCTTTGTTTTTTAGTCTCCTCTTCAAATATTGCATCCATATTCACATTCATAGCAGAATCAATTTTCTGTTCATTAGAGGTCCATACACGATTGATGAAGTTTGTCCGGACGCCTGTTTTTGAAAACCTCGCAGAAGCTTTTGTTGGCATTCCTTCTTTCTTGTGTCTTTTAGCAGTTAGTATTGCTGCTTGCTTAGCCTGTATAAGTGGTAATTTTCTTAGGAGAAAGTATTTTGTAAGTTCATCTACAGTTGGTAGCTTTCTGCCACTGTTAACACCATCATTAAGTCCAATTGAATAATCAAGTGCAAAACCATACAGAACAACTCTCCTACCCTCCTGAACTACATTAAAAGAGTTATTAATGGAATTCTCTAAAGACCCGGTTAAATAGTGTCCCTGATCTCTCAGCTCTGTTGTGAGCAACTTATTCAAGTTTAGGCCAACGGCCCTTAATGCTATGTTTCCTTTCATAGTGAATTTAATTTTTGGTAGTCCTCTTCAATTTCCATTAGTAAAGGCTTCAGATTCTGGAAGCTTGATAAAACATTCGCGAGGCAAATAGGACAATTTGAAGGCTCTTTATGTGGCTCGATGTACTGGAACCACACTTTTAATAGAAGTTGCATTTTTTTATCACTTTCGTACGGTCTGGCCGTGCCAATAGGATCACTTTCTATTAGCAATCTTTCACTTCTTATTTTATCCGGAATCTGAGCTGCTAAATTTTTCATGTAATTCATTAATGTGTATGTTGAGGGTGAATATCTTCTGTACTTAATAATTTCAATAGATCATCTCGCTCCACATCATATTCTGTATTATCACATACTGCTTCAGTAACTTTCATATCCAGAGATAATGTTACTCCAGATAATTTCTGCGTTCCTGTGTAAGAAAACCTTTCAATCATTCCTGGCTTAATAGAAAATGGAACTGGAGGTATTTTTCCAACCTTTTTAAGGACATCAATGAAGTTTCTTGCGCATTCTCTCATATCTTTCCAGTCCAAAATAACAGGATGTCCTGTAGTATTGTTTGAAAGAGAGTCTTTAATTCCAAGTGATCCTTCACCTTGCTGCAATACAAAAACAAGTTTCAGTTTGTAATCACTGAATTTTTCCTCCGGAAAGTCCACTGGTGGAAATAGGGTAACTAATGGATAGGATTTCGGTTGAAGTGTTTCAACAATATAATCACCTACCTTTTCATTATTAAGATCGGATCCGTAGTTTATTGCAATAGAAAACCTTCCTTGTATTACTTTTGACTTATCAAAAATATTCTGGAAGGTCTTGTATATATTTAGTTCGTTCATTGCGGTTTTCTTTTATTCTTTTTGGATGTAAGATGATATCCTTTACATTTAAAGCAGTAATAGTAACGCTTAGGAATCCGTGAACGCCGGCTAGTCCGTTTTATAGCTTTCAATGCTCCACAGGCTTCCTTTAGTGAGAGATATAGTACTTTGTTTTCACAGTCTATCGATTCCATAGGTTCATTGGGCACTTTTCTTTTTTCACCAGGCTTTTCTCCTGAATAGGACATCCACAGACTTTACAAGCTTTCGTTTTTTCTTCTACAGCTTCATTTCTGAGTATTTTTAAAAAAGATGTTTCCACAGCATAAGGACAGGTCTTGCATACTTCAAGTCTTTCAGAAGAAAGTCTCTTTTGGGCTTTAGAGGAATATACCTGAGAGCTGAACCAGCCATTAATTATGTGGAAAATCTTTTTCATTATGTTATAATATGTACTTAGATATTGCGACTCCAATTCCTACAAACACTAAAGCAACAAGTATGATCACAGCACACCCAGTAGCCAGTTGCTTGTTTTCCTTTTTTTGTTCTTCAGGTGTTAGCATTACTTTCTACGGGTGTTTGGGTTAACATGTGGCTTTTTAAGCGTTTTTTCCGTCTCTCTGTTCATCTGTGCAACCAATTTATTTTTGATTGGAAGCATCAGTTCATTCCATTCTACACCCATAACCTCAACCTGCTCACATAGCTCAAGGTATTCAGTTGTTGTTAATCCGAAATCTCTGGCAGACATTGACGGGATATTATTCAGGATGATCGATAGCTGATAAAGATTAAACTGATCATCTACAATAGCCTTAATAACATCTTTTACGTCTCCAGCTGAAACATTCAACTCAGCCAACGGCTTAGCATGAAACATAGCTACAGCCTGAGCGATAACATTTTCATTCACTTTTTCCGTCGGGAACAGAGTTTGTTTCAGTGATGTTGCGAATTCTTCTTGAAAGTTTTTTGTGTTCATACGTTTTATAATTACATTTAGATTTTCGGTTAAATAGGTACTGTTTACCTATGATTCTCTTTTGTTCAGCTGTTAGCTTCATTGTAAGGGAGACAGGACTCGAACCTGTATTATTGTACTTTACATTTTCACTTACTCGGTGGAACCTATACACCAGTTAAAAAACCGTTACAAATAGTATATAAATCCCTGTCATGAAAATTAAGCGTCTACCAATTCCGCCACTCCCTCAATCTCGGACCCTGCCAACTTCTACACTTCTGCAGCAATGCCAGATGATCAGTCTGTTTTCTATTTACAGGGTCCTTTCTATCAAAATGTTTGAGCACAGTACAGGATTCGAACCTGTGAACATTTGGTTTGCAATCAACTCCCTTTCCTCTCGGGCAACTGTGCCTGTGCCGTCTTTCCGGCTGTCATGCCATCGACCATCGAGTTAAAAATGGATTCGAACCATTGTTTCATTCCAAACTTCGCAACATAGCAGAATCGAACTGCATTATTTTTATATATTCGGTATTTCAAAACAGTGAAATACTAATCCTAATTCTGGTAACTGGTATGTACCTATAAAAATTTCAGGCAGGCATTCAGGCATTTCATTACCTGTACCAACTGTCATAAATTTTCTTTTTTCAACCGGATAATCTGGATTGACAATAGCCCAAATACATGGAATATCATTCTGAACCTGTAAAGAAATAACCTCAGCATGCATTGGCATTTCAATTTCATTGAAGTCTTTTATTTCTAATTGGTATTTGAATATTTTTCTCATGATAAACTATCGTAGTATTGATTTAAATTCTCTTCGAAATCTTTCTTTTCAGAAGCCCATACACATACGTCATAGGCTTTTGTTTCTTTGATATTATCCAGATTACTCTTTCCGTTTTGTTTGTAGAATATTCCGGCATTCTCGGCTACATACACCATGAAAGAAATCCAACCCCATTTTTCAAAATGCTTTGTTAGATTTGGTCCTTTGCCTGATTTCTTGCTTTTTCCAAACACTGAGAATGTCTCATGTAGAAATGCATCGAACGAAGCAAAAAAAAAGCGACATCTAAAGCGATATCCATTGGGAGGTTATTCATTAGCTGCATTCTATCGCTGTCCTCCTGTAACCAGCTTTCATCAAACTTTTCAAGATTATCGTCAGCATCCTTTTTCCTGAAATAGATAACACATAGCCTTAACAGAGCATCATATCTACCAATTGAGAACTTTTGCAGATCATTAGTAATCTCCTTACCCAGAATAAGCTCGTTGAATGACATTGAATTATTGAAAGACAGTTCCGGATTTATAATATCCCATAGAGCATCTTTGAAATAATACACATCTTGGAATTCTCTTTTTTCCTGTGGCTCAAATAAAGGAGAAAGCACATTGATATAGATGCTCAGAACATTATCCAGATTTGTCTTGTAGATTTCTTCCAATGGAATGCCTGAGAAGAAAGAAACAGACTTACAAGCCATATCAATTTTTAATTCAAAATCTGCCAGCTCATCTTCTTTGTCCTGGCTCTTGTAAAATTCTTCGATTTCATTCCCATACACAGCCTGAAAGTCAATAACCTGCTTCAAGGTTATTTCAGCCAAAGAAGCAGGTATATTATAAGTTTTTCCGTTGTGCTTAATTTTCATCTACTCGCCTGTTTTATCAAGGTCCGTATCTGTTCCGGATTGGTCAACGTTTCCAGATCCTGTATTAGCATCGTCATTACCTGTTCCGTCTTGAATCCCGTCGTTATTCCCAACATTTAGGCTGTCCTTAGTTTTTTCTTTCTCAGCTTCAACCTCAGCTTTCTTTTCAATAGCTGCTTTGATTTCTCTGATAAGTTTAAGGGTAACCTGCTTAGGAAGATTTTCAGAATCTAATTCAATGCCTGCAAGTTTTGCAACGCCTAAAACATGAATTCTAGGTGCTGAATCCTTTAGATCATTATCTTCACGAGTTAAGAAGCTTGCATAAAGATTTTCTACGTCTTGCTTGTACTTTTCTTTTTCGTCAAGATCAACTACAACTTTTGCAGGAGCTTTCTGTTTATCCAGTTCACCAAGATCAAGCCCCATGAATGTTTTTGCTTCCGGAACTGCTGATTCAAAAGTTCCTGACGGAGTGCCAACAAAACCTCCAACATGCTTTAACCCATTAACAAGAGTTTTAATAGTGTTTTCAACTCTAAGAGAAAGCATTGGTTCATTTGCTAACTCTGCAACAGCATAACCTGCTGCTGCTTCAAGATAGCTTACTGCGTTTTTGATGTTTTCTTTCATAATAAATTGATATATCAAATTTTCTAAAGTGTAAAGTTAATAAAAAAGTATATCAATGTTATACTTTTATATCGAATTTAAAAAGTCATTTACCTGATCTTCATACGAATTAGAATCTAAGAATGAGGAATCTGATCCTGATACAGAAATATTTCCACCGTCCGAATCTCTATTAGAATAAGAACCATATCGCCCCGCATCACATGCATCATCTTTAAACTTAACTGGCTCATCAATACTTTCACCAGTTTTTTTATCTTCCTTCCATTTATACCCATCCAATTCCTTTTTCAAATTTTTACTTCTCTTCGTTATAAATAGCTGTCGATACTTAACATATCTAATACCTTCCAAAACATCTTTATCTGCAGGTAAAGCATTATACCCAGCTTTTTGAAGTTCTTCAATTACATCAGGTCGAGCAGAATCCACATACATTGATTTAGTCTTACTTATACCCTCTAGCTTCATCTTATCGATAAGATCACCGGTAGTAAGTTTACTTTCATATATTTTCTCATCCCAATAAAGGGCCTTTTCTTCAAACCACTCTCCTGTTTCAATTAGAGCTGTTGGGTGATTAAATCCAATATCAAGTCCATAACATGTATCAATAAATTCTGGAATATCATCACATTCTTTATAATGGGACCATATAAGACCAGTGATTTTACCAGTCAATCCACGAGCATATACTTTAAATAGCTCCTTATCTGGTATATTTTCAGTTCTAAAGTGATCTTGTAAAGAAAGAAATGGATTATGTCTATGATCCGTAATTATTAGTTTGATTGTTGCACTTAGATCATTTTCAAATTTTGTTCTTCCAATTAATTTTTCATGAGCCCAAAACTTAGCAGTAGGATTATAATCTATGAATGTTTGTCTTCTGGTCCTTTTAGCCATTTGCCAGAATATAGGCCAATCAATACCATTCGCTTCATTTGCAAAAAGATATTGCCGTTTACCCTGCTTAGCTTCCTGCTCAGTAATAGCAGAAACAAATTCTATTATCCAACCTGTTTTAAACTCAACTATTCTTTCAGTATCTTTCCAATTACTAATAAGCCCAGGTAAAACCTTGGAGCTATTAACTATATTTTTAAAGTGTCGGTATGCCCCTTTTTTCAAATTGGGAACAGTAGAGCCTAATATTGTAATGATTGGATCTATATCAGGTGCTTCTTCTTTAACTGCTAAATAAGATAAATACTGAATAGCTCCATAAGTTTTTCCAGAATCAGTTCCTCCTTGAAGAACAACAATATCTTCATCAGAATCCATACATTCAGTAAATACAACTCCAGATTGTGCTTCTCCAGTGTATTCACCTGTTTTATAGTCAAATGTAGGACTGAGAGCAAATAAATTATTCTCTTTCTGTATCAACTGATTCTTCATTATAAGCTATTGGAGCGGATGATCTTTTAACCTCAACAGAAAATCTTTGAACAACGGAACTATCACCGTTTCCTGAACTATTAGTATTATCATCTAATCCTAATCTTCTTGCTATTATATTTGGCCTGAAAGCGCCCACCGTTACACCTTCAAATTGTTGAGATTCTATAATTCTTCTTATTGTCTTTGTGACATCCCAAAAATCTTCATATCCTTTCTCTTTCTCATATCTAAAAAAAGTATTATCATCAATATCAGCAAACAAACAAAATGTATCTATACTCATAGGTGATTGAGTTGGTATATCCATTGTTGTACCTGCCTTATCTCCTGACTTTATAGGTTCTTTTCTATTCCAGTGATTATCTTGCATCCATTCGAAATACTTCACGGCTTCATCCCAAAAAGAATCAGGATCGTATTTAAAATCACGACCATGTTTATTCCGGAATTGCCAATAATTATTTCCTTTGGGTGCAGCCACTTGTATATATAGAAATTTATAAGGCAAAGATACTAAAAAAGTAAGTCATTGACTTACTTTATGAATTTAACGAAACTAGATATTGATACTATGACTTACGATTCACATCCATTATTTCTTCATCCGTGAGCTGTATTTCTGAAATTAATTTTTGAATGCTCTGAAGATCTTTCAAATCCATAGGAACCGGATGATTATCTATATTCAGTGTATATATTCCGTTATCCTCCTTAGTAACTGAAATACCTCTGTTTCCACTTATTTTTTCTGAAATTGTTATTTCTGGCATTTTGACTATTATTAAAATTCTACTTCTTTTACTGCTTTCACATAAATTGCACCTGAGAAATCTGAACCAAGGGGATGTACAACTGCAACTACTTTATAAATTTTTCCTTTCTTGCTTTTAACGTGATCACCAATTGCTGGAGGAGTTATATAACATGTTCCGTAGATTTGATCCATACTATCGTTCTCCCCTCTTACTTCATAAAACGTATACTCTACTTCAAGCCTGTAGCTTACTTCAGACGCGATGTCTTCTAATTCTTCTTTTGAAAATTTCATTGTTTTAAATTTAGTATTGTAAAATTCCGACTATCTTTTTTTTAATCCTTACGGGAATCCGTATTTACAGAAATAATACTTTCGTTTGTACTAATTATTCTCCTGTCTATTTCCTGCATCAGGTCTTCTAAAGAGATCCTACACTCATACATTGGATATCGGACCTCAACCATATACGGACCTTCTTTTGATCTGGTATATCCTGTAATATTAGACCTATTCACATACACAGTCTCCCGACTATAATGATACCTACGTTCAATAATATTTCCTTTGTAATAAATCCTGAAAGGATCAATAAAGAAATCAGCTAAATGTTCCCTGCAGTCTCTTTCATTATCAAAGAAGAATACATTTCTCCGGAGTAATATGTCTGTTGATAAATCATCTGTCTCTTTCTGGCTGGGATAGCTGCAAGCTTTAGTACTCGCATCAAACCACCATAGTAAAAACTTCATCTGGATATTATAAGTGATCAGAACAGACTCTCCAAGATCATTAGTTTTCTCCCTCCTCAGTATTCTATACTCCACTATCTATATTTTTTATAAAAATTAGGAGGAATAACTCCCCGTGGCTTTTCTTTTATCTTTGGCAATATATTTTGACATTTAGCAGCTAAGTCTTCCAAATCTTTTAAAGAATTTGGTATATCATTTTTTAAAGAAGCTAATCTAATAGCTTCATGAAGTTTATCAATATGTTTTTTAACTGTTTCATAGTTAAGTGCAGACGCTTCACAAAACTTTCGTATCATTTCGTCGGTTCCAATGATTAATACATCTTTAGGTATATTCATTATTAATACTTTTATTATGGATTACAATAATACTATATTGGTTTCAATTTTTTTTCATGATTATTTTATCAGATATTTTTTATTTTCTTCTGCTTCCTGCTTCATCTGGAAATTGTGAGCATCTCTTATTTCTTGATTTTCTTTTGCTCTGATATAAGCATCTACAGCAGGATCTCTTGTAACATTTGGCAAAATGAATACGAAGAATGCTATTAATAAAGCAACGCCCGCACCTAATAAGATTGCTAATACTGTATCTGCCTGTTTTTCTTGTTTTGTTTGGATTGAAGTGTTCATAATACTGAGGTTTTAAGGTTGTATTTAATTTTGAGCCTTTTTATAACTTGCTCAGGTTAGTTGATTTATTGTCTGTTTAAATACTTCTTTGCTAAAGATTCTGCATCGTAAAGTCTTGCCCAAAGTGTTGTTGTGATCATCATCTTTTTTCCATCTTTTTCTACAACCGGCTTGAAGAATGTTCTTTTTGTACCGTCTTTCTGAACTTTTAGTATTTCTACTATTTCACCTGTTTTAGGGTTTGTTATTTTGCTTACTACGTTTAGAGTTGTGAAAGTTTTCATATTGTTTCTTTTTGTTGATACAAATATACGTAAGATTATTTGTATTATGCAAATATATTTACAAATAAATGTAAGAATATTTGTAACTCACTGATATTCAATACAAAAATTTTCACTTGTTTTACAAATATTTGTTTGTATATTTGCATTACAATAATATACTTATGAATCAAAATATAAGTAAGCTGTTTTTTGTAATAAAAAACAATGAAATAATAGGCTGTGATAGTAATTTGAAAGAACTTATTTCTGCTTTACCACCAGAAATTAGAGATATAAGATCTTATGATTATTATTATCGACAATTCATAAACACTAATTACTTTCAGCTTGAATTTAATCGGGATTACTATTTTCAGAAAAAAGAATATGTAAAGGGAAAATTAATTAATCAGGAATAATCCTTTTTCTTCAATTTTCTCATAAAATCACTATCACTAGCCGACGCATAGCGTACCGGCTTATTCTTGTTTACTTCTTTAGCCAGTGCCAGGACTTCTTTAGCTTTCTGGTTTTGCTGCTTTTTAGTTAAGTTTCCAGATCCGTCGGTAAGGTCCTCGTGCTTTGATTTTCTTTTTTGTGCCATTATTATTTAACTTCAGATTGTGGAATATTTCTATTAGGTTTTCTGGGTTTCATATCCCATTTATAGTCTAATTCGTAATTATGGGAATTGCCTTCTAAATCATATTTATCATTGCTAAATGATAACTTTGCAAAGGTTCTCATGCCCTCTTCTACTTCTTCATTTACTTTATGGATATTAAGCTGATCCAATCTTAAAATAGTAGAATCCGGATATCTAATTTCATTTTCTGGTAAAGCCTGAATTTCCATTTCTTTTAGTGAAACCTCATCATCCAAAGTCAAATCAAATTCTGAATAATTAAAAACAGTTGGATTTTTATCACTCCAGATATAATTAATATCATTAGTTAGAAAACCATCAGAATGATAACCTGGACGATTAAACAGCTTTGACTTACTCTGATATTGTCTTTTTACAGTTAAATATATATAAGAATCTAAAAAACGATATCTTCCAAATGTATTTTTAAAGTCACTAATACAGTGAATTATAAAAGGATAGAATGGATTAAGCCTTGATTCTACATTAAATAATTTTTGCCCTTTTAACTTTATAGGTAAATACTGATAAAACATCATTTCTTTCACATCAATATCTAACTGTCTTACTATTGTTGGTAATTCTCCGTAATTCATGATATTTATTTTAAAACCGGCACGTAATCAATTAGTACTTCTTTATAGTCAACTCCTTCATCTTTAAGCCTTCTGTTCAAAGCCATAAGGCTGGTAATTTCATTAGCCGGAAGATCTAAAAGCTCATCGTATGCTTTAGCTGTTAAATTGTAAACATCAAGAACATCATGTTTACTACCTTCTTTAGACTCTATAATACCATAAGTCTCAAACTTTCCCCGATGCTCTTTAGTCATTTTTTCCAGTTCAGAAAGAAGATCATTAACAGCCTTTTTAAGCTGCCTTTTAGGATTATTGGTTTCTTTCAGTAAATCTATTTTTGGAATAAGAGACTGAGCAATGAAACCTATTTCGTTATAGGCATTGTTTGCCTGTTTCTGTTTGTTATGGTTTGTTATAATTATGTTGTTCATTATATAATTTTTAAGTTTTATTGTATATAATTTTCTTAGAAAATTGTGTTTTAACTTCCGCACTGGGAGAAAACCTCACAGCTTTCTTCATCATTAAATAATGATAGCTGTACATCTGTACTTTCGCTGTCGTCTTTTATTTCTTTTGTTAACGTCTCTGCTATTTCCTGAATATCTGCTACCGTTTTATTTTCTCTGAATATTCTTATTGGCAACTCTGGCAGTTCACGGCCTTCTCGTAGAATTTTCTCTTTTTTATTGTCAGGAATATAAGATCCATATTCTTTCTCCAGATACTCCTCAAATTCAAACTTCCACGGATCATCTATCATTATTTGAGCGAGTTTATATAGGTTCTTTTTATAGCATGTAACACAATTTCCTTCCCATCCTTTTAATTCAAGCCTAAAAGGCATTTGAGACCACCAAAAATTAACATGCTGCTTAGTGAAAGGCTTCCATGAAACAAGAGGATATTTAAATTTATAATCACTTCTACCTGAATTCATTCGGTCAAACTCATCTACTCGGATTCCTATGAAAGTTTCGTATTCTTTCTTCTTAAACCCTATACTTTTCATATAGGAGTGAATTGGACGCTCTTTCAATTCCCGGGTGGAATTTCTATTGCTAATGTTTGATAAACCATACTTTTTCACCATCATCTCATACGGAGTATCTTTCCGATTTTTCCAATCCTGATTTCGTGTTGCTGTTTCAAATGTTACGACCTTGTGAGTAGTGCCTTTTCGATACTCAGGATGTATCACAGCTTCAACCCATATGATTTCACAACCGAAATATTCAGCACATTTTTTCACAAAATCCAGAGTTTCATCATTCTCACGGCCGGTATTAGCAAAAATGATTATGAAATCATATTCATCACTCTTATTTTGCAATAACCACCATAACATGAAAGCAGATGTTTCTCCTCCAGAAAATGATATTAAACCCTTCTTTTTCATATTAAGCAGCAATACGGTTATTGTGTAATCTAAATGCTAAAGCTTCACATAGTACTTTTGCCATTGTTACCTCTACAGCATTACCGATATATTTCTTCTGCTCTGCCTGAGTACCAATCAATTTATAATCTTCAGGGAATCCCATTATTTCTTTAAGCTCTTGGATCTTTAGCATTCGCATTTTTATATCCTTAAGACCATAGTGTGCCATGAATTCTTTGATCTTTTTCATCATAGGAGAATCATCCTCGTAGATCTCATACACCACTACATTATCAATCACTTTAATAAAATCAGGAAGATCATTCGCATCCTGAGTAATGTCAACCAGGTAAGGCGGTGTTTTATCCATTCGGGCAATAAGTGTAAAACATGGCTGCTCTAAACTATTTCCAACTCTGGAATACTGAGCATCCATTAAATAATGCCATTTTCTGTTAGCGGTTATAGTCGGTGCTGGTACGTGAATACTACTTCCTATATTTTTAAAATTAGTATTCATTATCCATTCAGTATGGACTTTGGCATACTTTGGATTAGTTGTTATAGCTCCCAATACAGAATTTACAGATGTAGGTTTACTATTTCCAAATTGCTGATCTATAAAATCTGTTCCGACTAAAGCAAAACGATCTTTCGTTAATACAGTAGGGCATGGATTATTTAGGTCTTTAGGTTCATCTTTATAATTGTATGAACACATAAATTTTGGATTTATAATATTAAATCGATCACCAGTTGTAACAGTTGGAGAAGGTGTTTCTATTGATGATGCAAATCCATTCCCATAATAAGCTGTTAAAAACTTAGGCTGTACCAATGCATGAGAGTCAATAGTTTTTATAGTTCCGGCAGGACCTTCAATAGTAATATTTTTATGTTCAGGTTTACCAGAATAATATTTTGTTAGAAAATCAACTGTAGCAACTCCCAATCTATTTTGAGTAGATACAACTGGGCACGGATCTTCTATTGATGGCGGGTTATGTTTACCGTTTTTACTTGTCGAATTATATTTTAGCAACCATTGATCTTTACCTCCGGCAACAAACTTTATTAATCCGTGATATATTCTGTCCAAAGTAGCCTCTACCAGATCCTTTTTTCTTCCGAAAATAGATACCCCTTCATCTTCTAAGTCCAATACATCTTTTACAGCATTCCACGGCTTAAATTGATTTTCAAACAATCCTCCGCTTTTCCCCGTAACTTTTGCGTGTGTTTGTTCTGGCCAAACAATTGGGAATCCCGGTTTGTTGAATTGTGCAAAAAATCTCTTCCGAGAAGTAAAGGCTCCGAAATCTGCTGAATTTAATAATCTCCAGTCAAAATTGTACCCGTATGATCTTACATGATCAACCCATTTTATATACAGACGTCCTTTATCACGGCTTATAGGCTTACCTTTCTCATTCAAATCTCCCCAGCTCATAAATTCCTCTACATTCTCGATCTGAACCGAATCCGGATTAAGAGCCTCAATATATCTGTCAAGATGTTCTGCCAGTGTTCTACTGTCTGCATCACGTGCAAGTCCTCCTTTTGCTTTGCTGAAATTAGTACACTCCAAAGAAGCCCATAAAATAAGCTTTGCAAACGGGTATTCTTTTCTCATCTTAGCAGCATATTCTACCAATGGAGAAAGTTCCAGTGTACGGATATCTTCCGTAAAATGTATCGAATCAGGATGATTAGCAGAATGTGAAGCTATTGCATTTTCATCGTGATTTACACAAGCAATAACTTTTGCACACTTTTCTCCGTTTACCTGAGCTAGTTCAACTCCGGTACTGGTTCCGCCAGCTCCACAGAAAAGATCCACATAAAGAAGGCTAATTGCTAAGGCTGATATTTTTATAAATCTATTATTCATGGTTATGCTATTTCGGTTTCTAAAAGGTCAAATAAGGTTGGCATGTTCATTTTTTCTACCATTGAGCGGACATAGAATAGACCATCTTTGTAGTAATCAGAGTTAAGTTCTATTCCGATAGCTTTTCTGTTGTTTTTCAATGCTAAATAGGGTACTGTCATTAATCCGCCGAAAGGATCTAATACTACATCATTTTCGTTACTAAATTCAAAAATTAATCTCTCTACGATATCAAATTGAAGAGGACAAACATGCTTTTCTTTCTTTTTCTGAACCTGATTAGCATTTAGGGTTCTCAAACGGTTTATATTGGTCCATACAGTGTCTGATTCCTTTTTTATTGGAAAAGTAGATTTTGAACTCTCCAGCTTTCCTTTTTGGTCCATCATTTCCAGAAACTTCTGATGTGCTTCATAATTGTACAGGCCTTCATCCTGCCATTGCTTCCAAATAGCCATGATTTTATCATAATTATTTAGTTTCTCAAGCTCTTCGAAAGTAACCAGGCAATTACCATCAGATAACCAAAGACCTGAAGCATCAATTTGCCATTTGCCACGGGAGTAGTTTTCTTTGGTTTTTATAACTCTATTGGGAGAATAAGAGTTTCCTGTGTTGGTTATTTTACGGAATATCAAAACATATTCATTAGTACCTTTTCCCAGTGAAGTGGCATCTTTACAGTTTTCAGACCATCCAAGGCGGTATGTTTGTGCATTTTCAGCAACAACATCTGTAAGAATAGTAACTGTAGAAATCAAATGAAAACGTGTTGACAGCTTCTCTTCTAAATCCAAAATTTTAAACTCAAACTCTGATATTATGGACTTGTAGAAAGTCTTTTTATCATCTGTTTTTGCATTTCTAAAGCATTCTTGAAACTTTTGAATTTCATTCTGATAAAATGCTATTTCTCTTTTGATCGATTTTCCTGTAAACGCATCAATAGTATCTGAGGTGAAAGATTCTGTAGTTTCGAATGTGGTTCCGTTTTGATAAGAATATCTTACACGGTCCTTAACGTGGATACAACAAAGCCTTCCATCTTCCAATCGGTCATATAATTTTGGAATAAGAAAATCCATTTGCTCAAAGAATTTTTCATTACTATCATTATGTCCGAAATCATTATAATTATCAGAATACTCATATAAATTTCCGAAAGGAATTGATGTAATGATTAAGCCAACTGAATTTGACTTTACATCATCCAAAGCTATTACACAGTCATTGTTGTAAAGGGTGGCACTACCAATTTCAACTCTGTCTCCTTGGTTAAAAATTTGTCGTTCCATTTGCATTTTGATTAGGTTAGAATTAAGTCCATATTCGCGAACTAAAGCAATCATCTCGCTTTGTAGTTCTTTGTGTTTTGACCACTTTTTAAGAAGCGTGGCAAATACTTCATCTTCGTTATTGGTATAAATAACATGTATGTTTACTGGTAACTTTTGTCCGAATCTGTAGATCCTGTGAATAGATTGTATGAAATCATTGAATTTATAGTCTATTCCCACGAAAATCATATCATTACAATACTCTTGGAAGTTGCATCCGGATCCGGCAATTCTTGGTTTAGTGATCAGGTATTGAAATTTACCTTCTGAAAAATCTAAAAGTATCTCTTCTTTTTCTGCGTTAGATTGTGATCCATAAACACTTTTAAAATTTAAACCTCTTTCTTTAAATGCTTTTTCAAGATAATATCTTTCACTTTCTAAATGGTGCCAAAGGATGAAATTTTTACCAGGATTTGCTTCTAAAATTGAAAGTGTTTTTTCAATACGTTCCGAAATACTATCGCGTTTTTCCTTGGCAGTATCTAAAAGACTTTTTGTATTGTCTTTAAATAGAACTAAATCCCCAAATTTATTACGTGAAAACTCATCTGAAGTCAAGTCTAATCGATGTTCAATAACATTCATAGGTGGCAAATCGTAGCCTTTATTTTCATAGCCTAAATCAGAAGGCGTATTGATAAATACTGCCCATGTAGAAACCCATTTCCAGAATTCATCTTTTTTATTTTCCAGTAACTGCAGGTTGCCTGCCTTTTTAGGATCTCTCTTGAAAAATCTAGTTAAAAGATGTCCACGGTCAGCTACACCAAGATAATCTGCATAATTCAAAATTTCAATAAAATCATTCGGAGAAGGTGTTGCTGTAGCTACAAATCTGAAAGGTACTTTCTTGAAGTATTTCAAAACATAATTGGTAGTTTCAGTCTGTAGATTTCTCAAAATACTTGCTTCATCGAATGTAACTCCTGAAAACTTGGAAGGATCTATGTCTCCTTTTCTTACTCGCTCGTAATTAGTGATGTAAATTTTATTTTCGTAGTTTTCGATTCCATTTGTATCAGTGATATATTCGATTTCGTATTTTGTGCCAAGTTTTTTATTATCTCTCTTAAATTCCTGTACAACACCCAGTGGGCAAACGATAAGGAAAGGCTTGTTTTCTTTCAAAATACACTGCTTAGCAATTTCTAACTGCATCATAGATTTACCTAATCCAAATGAAGCAAATATTGCACGTCTTCCGCCAGCTAAACACCATCTGACAACATCAGGTTGATGTAAGTGCAGTTTTGGGGATAATTCTGAAACTTCAAAACCAAAGTCTTCAGAAATTATTACTTTATTTTTTAAAAAATCCTGATAGTTCATGTTAATCCAACTTTTCAAACTCTAGTTCTATTCTGGGAACTATTCCAAATATTTTTTTGCTCTCTACCTCAGCGATAATTGCATCATCTGTAAACACTACTCCGTTAAGCGCGTCCATGGTTCCTTTCATCAAATTATCCGTTAAATCCGGCTTAGTGGTTTTGTAGATAGTAGCACCTGAAGCCAGGGCATTTAATTTTGTTTTAGTAAATCCTTTCAATGGAGGAAATACGAATAATGCTTTTACCTTTACTGGTCCAGAGAAAGGAATAAACCCTTCAGGAATTTGCGTTTTTGCATCAGCTGAGAAGTTCTTTTCATTTTTCTTTACCTCGCTTGTTTGGTAGTGCTGAACAAAAGACTTTCCTGTTTTAGTTCTTACCACTCTTGATCTTACTGATTGTTTCGGCTGTGGTATTCCAAGAATTTTTAATTTAAGTGACATAGATTTATTTTTTAGGTTTTTCTTTTACCCATGCTGTTTTCTGTTTAGCAACGGATCTTATTTTTTTCATATATTTTTTTTTGAATTCTTCCAGATCAGAACGGGAAGGCTTCACTTGGGTCTGCTGTTGGTACATTATTATTGTTTTGGTAGTTAAATTCTGTTGAATCTATATCAGAAAATCTCTGATGATTTGGATCCCACTTTAATCTGGTTCTGGATGTTCCGCAATGTCTGTTCTTTGCTGTGATAACCTCAGCTTCTCCATCTGTTGGTAAATCCTTTATGCCGTCCCATTCTTCTGGCCATGTAGCAATATGGTAGTACTCCGGACGGTAAATGAATTGTATCACATCTGCATCCTGCTCAATTGCTCCGGAATCTCTCAAATCTGATAACTGAGGTCTTTTACCTGGTCTTTTTTCTACTTCTCTTGAAAGCTGAGATAAAGAGATTACAGGTATTTTCAATTCTTTCGCGAGTAGTTTTAGCTTTCTTGATACGAACGTGGTTTTTTCATTGCCTTCCGCCTTTCCTTTAGCTTCTATAAGCTGTAAATAGTCTATAACAAGAAGCTTAATTCCCTGTTCTTTCTTTGCAACCCTCGCACGGGAAAGTATTTCTTCAATCTTAGATACAGAATCTTCAAAATACAATGGCATTTCCTGAAAGGTGGTTGTCTGGTAAATCTTAGACATATCCGACTGTGAAAATTTATGTTTCCGGATATTATCTGATTCAATCCCCAGTTCATTTGCAACAAGCCTTTTATGAAGTTGAATGTTGGCCATCTCCAGAGAGAATACTAAAACCGGAAATCCATTTTTAGCAGCGCCTTTTGCCAATTCCATTGCGTATGCAGTCTTACCCATTCCGGGGCGTGCTCCGATGATCACCAAATCTGATGGTTGCCATCCGTAGAAAGATTCATCCATTTTCCGGAAAGGAATCTTAACACCTCGTGCTCTTCCTTCTTTGATTGCTTGTATGAATTCCAAATGCAAATCGTGAGCTGACATTACCGGCTTCTGGCCTGATATCGTGTCATAGATTTTATTTGTCTCATAGCTTACACGGTCCAACAGTTCAAAAACATCATTGTCTTCCTGATAAGCTTTTGATATCAAATTTGTACAGGTATCAATCATCTTTCTCTTGAAATACTTCTCCGATACTATACGACAGTGATACTCTATGTGAGCTGATGAAGATATTCCTACAGTAAGTTCAATGATGTAAGAATCCCCACCGGCGCTACCTAATGATTTTCTTTCCTTCAGATTTAGAATTACCGTTGCCATATCTACAGGATTGTTATTCTGCCTAAGATTGAGAATAGCACGGTATATTTCCTGATGCCTTGGATCATAAAACACTTGCGAATCTTCACCCAAAAAATTAACAGATCTATCCAAGGCTTTAGAATCTATCAACATGGAACCTATTACCAGCTTTTCAATTTCTGCTGCATTTGGTGGTATAACTCCTGATGATATCATAATTCTTTCTCTTTTTTAGTTGGTTGAGGTTGATTGTTATTTGCTGGCGTATGGCTATTACTGGAGAATTTTCCTTCATTCTTTTTCCAAGTAGTTAATCGTCCTTTAGTATTCCAAGTTTTTTGTAGTTGAAATCTCATTATTCCGGAGGCGCTGGGTTCAATCCAGTAATCATAAAATTCTCTTACAGTATGTTTACCGAATTCTTCAACAAATGGTTTTAGAGATTCATAAAACTCTTCCTGAGTTATTTGCTTAAAAGATTTTTGTGAATCGCCTTCAGGCGAAAAATCATCTATACTTTTTTTTCCTTTACTTTTCTTTCCTTTACTTTGTGTACTTCTGTCAACATTTATCGAATTAATGTTAACATTAACTTTGTTTTTGTAATCAGAAATATCAATAAGTAGTAATTCTTTGAAAATTTCAATGTTTTCTCTACGTATTACAGCTTCTAAAAATCTACTTTGAATTGCGGAACTTGTGAGTATTTGAAACTGATTAAACACAGGCTCATCAAATAGCCCCCACTTAACCGACCTCTTAACTATTTCATCGACTAAGCCAACGGATTCTCCCATCCTCTTAGCAAACAAAAGTTTCTCTATCTCTGTCCAATTATAGTAGTAACCTTTATCAGCATATATTTTGCAGAAAAGTTTGATCACAATAGCAAAGCCCTTACATCCAAATTCAGCTTCAATTAATTGGATCTTATCATCTGAATCTATTGATACATCCAGAGGAAAATAATCCAGTCCTATTTTTACAGGTCTTGCCATTTTATACTACATTCAATTTTTTAGTTTACTTTCTTTCTGATAACAAAGTCAGGAACTGGGCAAAATGTTTGATAGTTTCCACCGATCAATGAAATCGATCTCAAACGTATGGAAGGGATATAATAAGCGTTAGCACTTCTAGTTAGGTCTGAAATTCTGTTAAAATCTTCAACTACTCCAATATGTAATTTTGTATCTACTGGTGAATAGAGAATATTTCCAGATTCTCTAATTGAAGTTGCTACAGTAATAACCTCTTCTTTCTTTATCCATGCAACAATATCTCCTATTTCAAGCTTTGTATCTTTTACCGGAATCAGATCAAACTCTTTTTCCAGATCTTCAGCAAATTCAATTGTAGTTTCTGTGTTAGTTCTCTTTAATGCATAAGACAGACAAGTGTCTTTTTTCGTAATTGTTGTATCAAATAGTCTTTTCATGAGTTTTATTTTTGAAATGGTACATTGGTTAACTGACGGCCGTTGTTTGAAATAAAATGCAAACCTGTAGGCGTCTGTTCAATTTTCATAGTCTCGATCTTACCGAAGAAATTCACATTCCCTCCCAGATCTACAATCCAAGCGCTTTCTTTTCCCGGGCATATTCTCATTGCACGTCCTACAATCTGGTAGTAAAGAGCTAAAGACATTGTGCTACGAGCGATAAGGACCACCTCAAGACCAGGATAATCGAATCCGGTTGTAAGTACTCCAACATTTACCAGACATCTTATTTTTCCTGATTTGAATTGTGAAAGGATTCTTTCTCTATCATCTTTCTTGGTAGATCCTGTAAGGAGTACAGCTCCCGGAACTTTCTTTACAACATCCTCAGCTTCTTCAATAAGTGAACAGAATATTAAAAGATTAGGGCGCTGTTTCAGTAATCTTATAGCCCACTTTGCAATAATGGAAGGCATGTCGATCATTTTATAATACCTGCGTAAGGACTGTTCTGTAAAATCAGTTCCTGTACTGTTCACCTGCAACATTTTTCTATCAACTACATTTAAAGAGAAGTATTCAAGCTTTGAAAGAAAACCAGCATCAAATAGCTCACTGTTTTGTACATAGTATAATACCTCGTGAAATATCTTTGGCCTTGTTCGGGTGATGAATTTAAGCTGAGCACCTTCCATTGAATTGTGTAATCTGTACGGTGTTGCCGTAAGTCCTAATACTTTTGCCTTTGGAAAAGCAGAAATAAATTCCTCATACATTCCTCCTTTAGCGTTTACAGAATGACATTCATCAATGATTATACACTCTACACCTTCAAACAAATACTTTTTATTAATGATGCTGCCAATTGTACAGAATGTTACTCTATCTATTTTCTTTTGACCTGCAGACGCTGAGTAAACAGATGCTTTATAACCATTGCTGATATATTTTGCAAAGTTCTGTTCCAGGATCTCTTTAGATGGTTGTAAAATGATTGTCTTTCCTTCCAGTGGTGCAACTAAATTTGCAATGACAATGGATTTACCTGCACCGGTTGGAAGTATAAGAACTGCATTCTTTTTGGAATTGCTTTTTAAGTAAGCCACACCAGCATCAACCGCCTCCTTCTGGTAAGGTCTAAGCGTGAACTTTGGTTTCTCTGCAACAGAGAATAAATCCGGCTTATGTTCTTCTACGATATCTGCTATTGACATGCTATTTTGTATTTTTAAGTTGTTTTAAAAGTTCATCAGCATGTAATAATGCTTCTCTTGTGATGGTTTCAACATCATTAGGGACGTTATCTGGACATGCCCATCTTCCAGCGATTAAACCTTGCATTGCAAGTCCTGCGAAATATTCTCTTTTTGAAAGACCAGTCGGTAAATCATTTGGTGTTTGATTTGTATAAGACTGCTCTGCTCCTCTCATTGGGTCAGGATATATTGGTTCATCCGTGTAATCCATAATTAATCTACTTTAGCGTTTTGTAATTCATCATCAGCCTCTTCAGATGAAGGCGCAAAATCCATAGTAAGCTGTTCAAATTGTGGAGCTGTTTTACCGTTCATATATGCCTCTACTTCTTTAATCAAATCAATAAGGCGATCATTCAATTCTTCTTTGTACAGATATGTACTTACCAGTTTTATTTTCGGTGTGTCAAATGAAATGGTTCCGAAATCAGTTTCTTTATGTCCTATAAGGATCACAGATTTATTTTCCTCTTGTCCGGAAATCTTAAATCCAGATACAGAGTAGTTGGCCAGACTTTCATCAGCTTCCAGTTTTTCAATTGGAGTTTGATTTTTTGCCCATGATGCAAAAGCCCCGTCGATATGAGCTAAGAATACATCCATTTCTTTGAATGCTTTGCCCAGATCTTCATGGATAACCTGAGCCCCTTTGCGGGTTGATACATCGCCTTTTGTTTTACCTACCAATATTTCATAAGTATAATTACACGAAAGGTCTTTGATTGCTGCAGAACGAATCTCTATCGGGTGATCGAATTCTTCCTGTTCCGTTTTTTCAATTGTTTCTGACATAATTTTATTGTTTAGTTAAATTTTCGTTATCAATCTTGAGAGCTTCTTTTTCAGCTGCTGCATAATTTTTAGCATTAAGAGCCTTGTACTTCTTGCATTTATTCTCTATAGGGTCTATATCATAGTGATACCAGTACTTTGTACCCTCATGAGTTACAAGACCTTTATATGGTTTAAATAGTGCCATCAGTAACCTATTTTTAATTGCTCGTTTGGTTCCGGAAGGACTACATTGAAGAAATCCAAAGCGAACTGTCTTACCTTCTGTTTAAACTCAAACTCCCATTCATAGGTATTAAGCTGTGTTGAGGATTTTGGAACTCTGATAAACTCTCCAGTATGCTCATTAACTTTTTCCTCATAGTTGCAATTCAGCTTAATTATATCATGAACTTCTGATGCATCCCGAACCTCTCCCCATGTGTCTCTTACTGCTCTTTGAAGAATTGGAATCCATACACCCCAGTAGAAAGCATTTTCATTATTAGTTCGTTTCTTATATTTTCTTTTGAAAATGATCTGGATATCCTTTCCTTCAAACTGACTGATTGCGTCACGGATGAAGTCTTTATTCTGTCGAAATTGACCACCCTCTATTCTGGTATCTATTTCTATGGATTTCATTTCAAATTTTTAAAAGCTTTTTTGCGTTGTCAAAATTTTTGCTTTCATACTCGTGATCTTCAGGATAATTTTTTGCTGCTTCCGTGAATTTTTCATAGTCTTCTTCACAGTACCAGCTATTTAATACAGCTATGTAGTATCCATTAAAAGCACTGCAATTGCACGCGTCACATATTCCAAGGCCTCCAAAGGCATTGTTGACATCACTCCTTGAAATTTTAATAACCTTGAAATCTTTTGGGTTTTTAACTATCTCGGCCATATTATTCCTGGTTAAATATTGTGTAATCAAAGCCGGGAGCATAAGCCGGTTTGTAGATCACGTTTTTACTTTTGAAAAAGTCATAGGATTTAGTGAAGGCTCTTTCGTCTACCATCTTGTTAAGGCGGTGCACATAGTATTCGAATTTTCTCTTACAATAGTCTACATATCCAGTCTCCACTTCAGGAATAGAATAATTCCCTTTGTCATCGTAGGTAATAAATTTGAATTTTGGTGTACCTACTGAAAGTCCTAGTATTTCAAGACCGGTAGCATAGCAGCCTATCTGGATCTCGTACTCATATTTTTCAATCTCCCATTTGAATTTATCCGGATTGAGATTTGATACGAATTTTAAATCATGGAAAATAGATGGTCCCCATGTGTCTAAGAATCCACGGAACGTCCAACCCATAAATTCAAATTCAATACTTTTTTGGAACTCTTCACAGATGCAAAGCTCATTCATTACATCATCTGCGTTTTTAAGTGTTTCAACTATTCTCGTGGCTTTTTCGTAGTCAGCCTTAGAAATGCATTCTTTTCCTGAGTGGATAGATTTTACATAGTCAATAAGATGGTGAAGAGATTCAGCATTTCCTTTTGAGTAATTATCATTAAAGGCTTTCTCAAAAATGTCGTTGAACTCTTTATCAGTATATTCTTTTGGAAGATTTTTCACAACCTGATTACAAACATCTTGTTGCTTATCTGTGGTTGGAACAAGGTTAATAATTGTAAACTGCTGATGAAATTTTTCTTCTGTAAGAAGTAGGCAATCTACAATGGTACCGATTGTCATTCCGTCATTCTTTACTTTTGGTTCAAGAAGGGCGTTCATGAAATTTACTGGACTAGTAAGATTCTTCAGCTTAGAATAAGACATTTTTAATGTTCTATTAATAAGCTTTTCTATAAGTATATCTTTAGGAGATAACATTAACCCTTTTATATTTGTAGTGGTTTCCATATTAAAAAACATTTAGTGATTCAAGTTCTTTTGCAGTTTCTTCACTGACTTTATATTTTTTCTTGATTTGTGCCAGAGTGAATGTTGCTCCAGTAGAAATAGATTTTACAAGTGCTTTCCATTCTTCAGAATCAGGATTTAACCATTTTTCAGGTCCAGTAATATTTCCGTTGGCATTTCTATTTGGTGGTATATTTTTATTATTTGGCTGTGGATCATATTTACCACCATGCCCCATATAAACATCACCTGCAACACCGATCAATTTTGAAGCAACAGATATAGCATCAGTCATAGCCATTTTTTCAGCTTCATCAGAAACATAAACACCTTTGGACTCTACTGTTGAAAATTTGCTTCCGCCAGTTCCAGGAATAGGATCAGACCACTCATTTTCATATTTAAAACATAGTTCTAAACGGCAATTGCAAACAATTTCATCGCCTTTAGTAACATATTCATAACTAACATTTTGAATTTTCCAACCAATACCACATGGACCAAAAACCTCTGTTAATTTCTGAACCCTCCATTGTGGTTTAATGTCACTCATCCCTTTTAATCTACCAGCAGCAATTGTTTTTAGATATTCTTTAGGAACAGACTTTAGTTGATTATATATTGATAGGTTTTCCATTTTAGTAATCTTTGAATTTTAATATGATTGATTCGATATCATTGGGAATAATCCCACCCAGACTAGTGTACCACTCTAAGAATTTCATTAACTCGTTCATGATTTCTTAATTTTTCATATCTCGTTAATACTGCTACACAACTTGACCGGAAATCATGAGCTGTATAATCAGCTCTATAATGATGTTTGCCATTTAGAATTGGCTTCATATTGAAGCGGTTCCGGAATCTGTTTTTTAATTTACTTGCTACCATGATCTTGAAGCGGTATTTAAATATTCTTCTGTCTCAATAATATCACAGGCATAAGCTTCACTTTCCAAAGCCTCCTTTTCTTTTTCAGAAACCCAGCTGTTTACTATCTGTGTCTGTTGCTTACTTAGAGGACAAACTCTTTCGTCTGTAAACTCTAGTACATACTTTCCGTTATCATCAATTTTGATGTAAAATTCATTTCCCAGATCAATGAAGAACCAATTTTCATTGATGTCGAAATCATTAAATGTCTGGGTGTTCAGATTACGAACTGCTTGATTAAATTCATCTCCTTTAATAAGAAGTGATGTAGTTTTTAAATTTTTACCTAAATTTGTCATAAGAATAGTGTTTACTTTGTTAAACATTTGCCGATGTGGATGCCGCCTCATCGGCTTTTTTATTTATTAAATAGAAGTTTTGCCTTTATACTTAACTCCTGATTGTTTTTCTCTTTAATATTTTGCTTCTTAGAGGTGGCTCCCACACCACCTCTAGAAGACTTATCTAATTCCTCTTCAACAAGGATAAAATTCTGTCTAATGATTTCTAATGAGTTCCTGATTTTATTTTCTGATTCTGGTGACATAGCATTAAATTGTATTTAAAAGTTCCTTAAGATCATCTCTACATTTAATTGCAAGTGATATTTGATTAGAAGCATTACTTCTTGCAACATTTATCAATGCTATAAGTCCTTTTCTATTATCCTCCGTAACATTTCTTCGTCTATAGATTAAATCTTTCAATAGACTCGCACTTACACCAGTTTCAATATGTATATCTGCACGATCATTATTTGATGTAAACTCTTTCAGATATTCAGATAAAGAGTTGTTAATTGGTTGATTAAGTTCTATTTCCATGTTCTCTTATTTTGATTTTTACGGCTTACCGTAACCGTATTTTCTTTTTTTTATCTAACTTTGCACAAATGGTTTATGCAAATATACACACTTTTTACACATTAGGAAATTTTTAGTGTAGCTTTAGTGTAAATAATATGTAACTAATTGAAAATGAGCGGAAAAAAATTACTAGAATATATTCAGGCATTAGGATTAACTAATGAAGAGTTCGCTAAATACATCGATGTATCTATCGATACATTAAAGAATTGGGTTTATAGAAAAAATGAAGTACCCCGTGGAAAAGTTGATTTTGTAATGAACAAAATAGAATTACACCCAAATTACACATCAAAACCAAATAATAGTGTAATAATTGATCCAAATAAAGATGTTAATATATTAAGTCCAATAAGTAATGTAAGTGTACCATATTATGATGTAGACTTTGCTGGCGGATGGAATAGTGAAGAATTATTTACATCAGTTAGACCTTCAAGTATTATAACCGCACAGGAATTTTCCAGATCTGAATTTGCATGTAACTTAGTCGGCCAATCGATATCCCGTAGAATTCCAAATAGATCAATTGTAGGATTAAAAAAAGTCAATGATTGGCAAACATATTTTCCCACAAATGAACTTTATGGAGTTGTTATGAAAAATAATTTAAGAACCATCAAAATTGTTAAAAGAAGTAAGGAAAATAAAAACAATATTTTATTAATACCGGACCCACTCCCAGAGCATAATAAGATAGAGTATGATATAGAAGAAGTTCCTATTGATTTTGTATCTGTTTTTTATCAAGTCGTAGCCTGGGGATTTTTTGAAAAATTAGCAATGTAAATCATGAACATATTAAGCATATCAATAAGCCATATTTTAATTGTAGTACTATTATTAATTATAATAGTAGCTGTTGTTTCTTTTGGTCTTTATTACATTATCAAAAAAGCAGTGAAAAAAGGAACATCGGAAGCCATCAATAATCAAAATAAAAAACAATGA